CCCGCATCACCCAGCGTGACGTCGATGGTATTGCTGGTAAGATCAACCGTGTTGAAGATGAGTCGCATTGGGCCAATGTCGATACATCCCTGCTTCTCTTCGCCATCGGCGCTGGTCGCGGCGGCAATTGCCTGCGTGGCTGCGCCTGTGATATCAACTGCAACGAGTGCTGCGATAATTGGGTTCCATGCTGCATTGGTGTCCACCTTGGACTCCATGGCGCCGCCGCCGTTTCGAAGTCCGTACCCTGTCGAACCCTGAAGCGTGGTACCATTGATGTATCCATCAGTGCCCGTGAGCATAATGTCCGGCGTTTCGATGGGAACTATGACGTTCAGTCGCCTGGACCCTACCGTTGCGCTTGACAGGATATTGAGATACTCGCTGTTGTCAGTACTCTTGATGCTGAGGGCGCCTGCCTGCGCGTCCTTGATAGTGATCTCGTGGGCTGCGTCATCTACGATGATGTCGCCCCAGACCCTGAGGTCGATGGGCCCGCCAGTCTCGCCAACGATCACTTCGTCAGAGTTAGTGTCAATGTGGAAGTGCGTAGCTGCCAGTGCCACGTCCACAAACTTCAGCGAGTCAGCGCTCTGGGCGTTGATGCTGATGATCGAGTCCTTGGCGTTGCCACCCGAGAGGTCCACCTTCGTATCAGCCCCGGACGTGTTGAGCGTGATGGCTTCTGTGCTGGTGTTGACCTTGATGAGGTCGGTGGTGCCGTCGTTAATGACGAGAGCCGTAGCGGACGATGGCTTGATGGCAATAGTGCCGGTGCCAACGAATGTGATCTTGCCAGTGGCCGCTGACAGGACCATGTTGTCGATCTGTGCATTGTTCAGGAGGTTCTGTACGCCAGCTGTCCAGCCACCAGTGGTGGTGGCCACCGTGCTGATCCATGCCATCGCTCCGTTCTTGAGCGTGTACTCCCCGCCAGCGCAGTCGAGCTTGATGTCCTCTGTGGCGAGGTTGTTCCATACAAGAAATGTTCGGTTCACGTTTGTGGAGGTCGTTGTGCCGCGAATCTTGAGGGTGCCGATTGTAGTCAACACGTTGGTCGTGTCTACTAGCTCAACGGCTGCACAGCGCCCCTCCGATCCGCCATCAGAAATGGTTCCGAGCGAGTCAGAGGAATCTAGTAGAACCCAGACCGCGTCAGATGGTGATCCGAGGCCAGTCGAGGTGGTGGAGCCGTCCGGCATTGCCGTGATGTCGAGCGATACTGATCGCCCGATCGAGTCAGAGAAGCGCTCGAAGTTCTGGTTCGTGCTCGCTCCCCAGGTACCGGCCTCCAGTCCCGTACCAATCTTCTTGATGCCGAGGTCATTGCTGTATGTAGTTGCCATTACTGGGGTCCTTGTCCTTCGTCATTGGCCTTGTACGTATCCGTAGTCTGGCGTTGCTCGGTCATCATCTTGAGCAGCATTACGGCTGCTTGGAATTGCTTCTCGTACCCTGCCATTACGTCAGCCTCACCCTTCATGTATATGTACGCCTGCACGAGTGCGCCGTACAGGAGCACGTCTGGCACCATGAGGCTGATCCATGTGGTGGTGGTGGCGGTAACGCCCGGCGTATTCCCGTTGGTGATGGAGTCGCTGGACAGCTTGCCTTGGTACTCGATCTCAGTGTTGTATACTCCGTTCGGAGCAGGGGCTAGCATGAGGGTAAGATTGATTTCACCAAAGTTGGAGATGGCCGTCTTTACGGCATAGTACTTCGGGACACCAGTCTCGTCTGACGTAGTGCCCGGGTATGCTTCCCAGAGAAAGTCGTAGTCCTTCACGAGGAGGTACCGCATCGGGCCACCCGTCTCGATGTTCCCACTCGCCGTCTCGCACAGCCGAATGCCAGTGATATCCACAAGGCCATCAGGGACGCCATCGGACCCAGAGTAATATCGCTGGTCGGCAACGGTGCTGATGCCCGTGCTGAACTTGGCGAACACTGCGCCCTGCATGGCCTCGAATGTCTTATCCTCTGCCGAGACGATGAACTCGTTGATGTGGCTGACGAAGGAGGTTTCACTATTCTGACAGTAGTCCTGAATCGCCGTTTCTAGTTCTGTGTAATTCATTTAGAATGGTTCCAGTCGGATGTAGTCCACGTGAACGGCCATGGCCTTGGATTTATACGGAACCCACTGCATTAGCTGAATGTCGTTGCCACCAGCCCACTTAGCTTCCTTGTAAAGCGGATACGTAATGATGTGCCAATCTTCTCCCATCTGTTCGAAGTATGGCCTTTCCGTTGTTGTCGTCTGATTGTTAATACTACCATCACCGCCACGTCTCCAGTAGAACAGGCCAGTCCAGTCCTCGGGGGTCAGTTCGGACTCAAGTCGCAGCCTGATGCGTAGGTACCTGTAGTCATCCGGCGAGAAGAAGGGATCCGGTGCAATGAAGACGCCACCCAGATTATTGTCAGTCCTCGACATTCGCGTGTACGTTACATTCCCGTCTGTCCCTGCCGAGAGGGTGGTCCCAACGATGGGGGACCAACCAGCCATCGCATCGTAATCGAGTGCGGTCGAGGCCGGGTCTACGCCAGTATCTTGGTCAACGCGCGGGTTGCGCAGGGCCTGTGCGTCCGTGTAGTCGATGCGTCCAGCCAGGTTCTGCGGGTGGTCGGGGTCCCAGCAGTCAGGGCATACAAGGAGGTTCGTTCGGTTGAGGTTGACGATCTCGTTCTTCAGCTTCGAGAGCTTCCAAGTCCAACCACACCGGTCACAAATGCCGGGGGCCTTCTTGCCTGTTGCGAATGCTCTACCCATTAGTATCCAGTCAGGTCCGGTACGATCCTGAGATCCTCCTTGATGCGATCCTCTTCTGTTGCTTCTTTGAACAACTCGGTGTACTCTAGCTTCAGCAGCTGGGAGCGTTCCGGCGCAATCTTGATGGAGAGTCGATGAGCCAGGCCATAGACAAGGGACGGGAGGAAGCGCTCGGGAATCTCCATGGTGCTCGCGATGGAGCCGGTGGAGTCCGCCATCCGACGCATGCGCCAGTAGACGAAGGTGTACTTGCTTGTCTCGTCCGGGACGGGCCAGAGGGTGACTGTGCTGGGCCGATCTACACCGGCCGTCACATCAGTCACTGCGATGCGGTTGTACACGTACTGCGTGGGTCGCCCGGTCTGTAGCTTGGCGGGGAACTGGGAGTACGTGGTCCAAGAGATGCGCTCCATGGTTATGTCTGCCTGTAGCGCTGTGTCCCCGTCATCTGTTCTGATAACTGCATCTAGGATGCTAATCGTGTCTTGGGGTATGTCGTACGTATGGGTGCCAGCGGTGATCACGGATGCAGCTATAGACACCTCCTCGACCATCCAGAGGTTCAAGCCCTTGTTGGCCCACTCCAGGGTGAGGTAGTTCAGCGAGCGCCTGGCTGTGCGCAGGTCATTGCCTGACCGCAGCTCCTTGCCACACAGCTCGAAGGCTTCCTCGATGAGGTCCCCGATCTCTGGATTGAAGACGGCTGTAGTTCCTATCGCCATTTTCTCTCAATTCCTTCACTGATCACGACGAATGCCGCGATAAAAAAACATATAATCAGAATGAATGGTAGCGTGATCCAGAGGAAGATTTCCCCCAGCCTACGCAACCACGTCCGCCAGCCCCGCCTCGACAATTTCTTTCCCACCAAGCAGCCAGTACTCTGCCGTCTTCTCTGTTTTAGCCTTCCACCACTTGGCATCGTTCGGCGTGTACCTAGCCATCAGCTCTCCCCAGTACACGTGGTAGAAGTCATCTACCTTGCGTCGATCCTTGGCTGCCCGGTATCCCAGATCACCCGAAGAGCCCGTGGACTCGTGTGACATAAGGATGGTAGACTCTGCTACGATTCTATGATGTCCGCATGCCAGGATCAGCACACCAGCTGAGCAGACCTGCCCGTAGGCATAGATCGTGACGTTGCCATGGCGCCGGATGGTGTCATGAATCGCGAACATGCTGACCTCGTCCCCGCCAGGCGTGCTGAGGTGCAGCTCGATGGGGTCCTTCCCGAGGTGC